ATGGGAACCGGCGGTATGAGTTCTAAAGTCGGAGCGGCAGGTATTGCAAATGACGCCGGCGCGGATATACTCCGCCAGCCCCTCCTCTGCCCTCAGACAAAGGATGTCGATTTCATCCATCTTTCTCCGGAGGCTTTCCAGTTCCTCTGGAGATTTTTTCCCGGCTAGGTACGCCTTTTCCCATTCCGGGTATTGTAATGTGTAGTAATACAGTTCCCTGAATCGAAATTCGCTAATTCCGTACTGTTTCGGAAGTTTTTTTCGTGGCATTTTTTCACCCCCTTTTTTTTAGAAACGCAACTTGTTTCCATTGCTTTTCCATATCGCAACGCTTATGCATTGCTTTTCTGCTATACTTCTATTTTTCCCGACATCAATTCCGGCAGCAAAGCATCCCGCAGCTCTGCCAAATATCTATTTTCTTCTTGATTTAGATAAAAAATGTGTTGCTTCCAATTGTTCAAAATCAAGACCAGAATACTTGATAAAATATCTTTGCTATTATTTTCAAATCTGATTTCGTTCTTTTTCTTTGACGTCATAAAATAGTTTTGCTCCACAAGTGCACTAGCGCCTAATTTCTGCAACAATTCGTTTAACCCACTGATCTCTTGTTTCGCTTTGTATAGTTCAACATCAAAGCCTAATGATTTAGCCAGACTTTCGTTGATTGTAAGTTTGCAAGCATTTTTTTCAGCAACTATCCTGTTTATGTCATTTACGATATCTGAATAATCTCTATGTACTGGGATGTTGTTTACATCAATTTCAAAATAGCAACTCGCATCAAGCCGGTAGTTGTGCGTTGAAATATCTCTGACGGATACACATACAGAAAAATCTTTTTCCGTCTTTTGATTCTCTATTGCATAGGTTATTTTTTGCATGTTTTCATCCGAAAAAACATTTACATTCTTTTTGTAAACTCTATTCGTATGTGCTTTTGAGCCATATTGCCCCCTTTGCTCTCTTGCTTCCGTTTCGCAAATATTTCTTGCATCAACAATTTCTGTTTTTGTAGTGCTTTTTTTCTTATTAAATACAATAATGCAAGTCGCTATGCTCGTCGCTTCAAACATGTTTTGTGGACACATAATTACGGATTCCACTAGGTTTTTATCCACAAGGTATTTTCTTATCGCAGACTCTTTTTTATTTGTTGTATTCAAAACACTACAAGGCAGCAAAAACACGGCTTTGCCATCAATCATTGAGAGTGCTGTAAGAATAAACGCAAAATTCGCATTTCCTTCTGGTGGCACTTCGCACTCACAAAACCGCGGCTGTATCTGTGCAAATGGCGGAATATCCCACTTCACGTTATACGGTGGATTTGATATTAAAGATATCCCTTCCAGTTCCGCAGTATAGTTTTCTATCTCTCTAAATGTTCCATAAATTTTACCCTGGTATATTTTGTATGTATGATACGTTTCTTGCCACAAAACATTGGAATGTAGCACAATACAGTCAATATTCCTGAGTGCCATATTAAAAAGCAGAAACGGCAGCACTGTTTCGTCAAATTCATAAAGTATAAATTTTGAATCATGATTAAGATTCCACCTTTGAATCGCTAACGCTCCACTTCCTGCACACATATCAATAATTGTGTCATTGTCTCCCACAAGTTTACTAATAAGCTCGGCGAGGCTTTTAGGCGTATAGTCCTGCATTTTCTCTTTTCTGTCCGCATAGTAATATTGGAAAATCTTTTGAAGCCAGTCCGTGGACAAATCTCCTACCAGCGAATGAAATTGTGAATATTTTTTTACGTCATTATTTTTTACACATTCAAATAATTTTGATTGCAGGTCTTTAATATCTGAAATTTCAAATATACACAGTGTTTGCTCGCACAATTCTTTTAACTCCAATGTCTACTCCTTTCAAAGATTACTTGGTGATTTGATATGCAGCCATTTCTTCAATACTTTTGTTTGGTATTCTTGGATTTGCTCTTTTTCCGGTATGCTCGCACCTTGCTCTACATAATACTCAAGTATTGCGAGCATACTCATTTTGTACAAGAGTGCCTTGAATGTTGCTAAAATAAAAGTATAAATAAAACAATCTCCATCATTTTCTTACTCCTTCCTTATACTTTTCTTTCTGGAAGTTCTACCATTACTTCAAGCGAAAGCATTACACCGGCCAATGGATTCGTACTTTCAATTTTGTATCCGACTACGTTCTTCAACCTTTTTCCATCCAACCATATTTCGTTTTCACCTTTATCGTTTTGAGATAAATGCAAAATCATTTTGTCTTCGCTCATCTTTCTATTACCTTTCTTGTATACCTTTCACTTCTAATCGTTTTCATTGCAGCCTTTACGGCCACACCTGCCTTTTCCGCATCTTTTTCTTGTATTACGTTATTTCTCAACAATGCATCAACGATCATGTACACCTCTCTGTTTCTTTCCATTCTTCCTGTCCTTTCTTGCTTTTCTCCGTCCTTTCCTTATAATGTAATTACAACCCCGCTACGGTTGAATACGCATAGAAAGGAGGATTTGCATGGACGACCTCACTAAGGAACAACACCATTTCATCACCTCTTTATACAAAGAGTTCTTATGTAGACAGCCCGCCTTGCCATCTGATAAGGCGCGAGTCTTCTCCGATGCCTCTTTTATTCAAGAAAATATTTTTCCAGAATATAGTCTTGATAAAATTGTTTCATTGTGTTGTTCACTGAAAAACGCCGGTTATCTATCTTGTATGAACTATAACAATACTGTCTATAATGTCACTATTTCCGATAAAACCATCATACATATGGAACAGCGTTTCTCTAATGGATTAAAGGATGTTGTTAGTTTTCTATCAAAACTAATCCCTTAATTTTTTTCGCGGTGTGTGGATGCTCCTAATTCATACACCGCTTTTCTCGTCCTTAATCAATTTCCCCAGCCGTATTTTTCTCTCCGGCTGCTCCGGGTTTGCCAGTTTTATAAAGTACATCAGCATTTCTTCCGGGATTACGATTTCATTCGTTTCTCTGTCGTAATACATGCTGTAATCCGAATATCCTTGCCATCGGAATCCTTCATACATTTCCATTGCCTTGTTTAATTCTCTGCATCGTTTGCACTTTTTTCTTCTCGCTTTTTCAACGATATCATCAATGATTTCCAGTTCTTTTCGCGAGAGCCTCGACAAAAATGCTCTTGCTCGCATTTTGGGGTCGTCTCTCGTTATACTGTTAATGAGGGTGTTTTTTTCTTCCTCTTGATTCATTCTCAACATTTATCCTCGCTCCTTTCGTTTTCTTCATCTATAAGCCGCTCCGGGGACAAATCAGCCTGTATCAGCATATTGTATAGACGTGAGCTGATAATTACTTTGTCAGCCATTTGCTCTTCGATTTTTTTGAGGTTGTACAACTGTCTGACTTGGTTTCCTGTTAATCCACTATCTACCGGAACCGCTGAACAGTAACCAGTACCTAATTTTGAAAAAATCTCTTTTAAGGACTCAACGCTTTTCCTGTTGGCGCTGAGTTCTTTTGTTGCTTCCCTCATTGCTTTCGCTGCTTCCTGCAATGCTTTTGTTAATTCTGATACTTCGCTCATCTCTTCACTCCTTTCTCGCTAAATCCTCGTTTTTGCTTTCTTTTGCCATCTTCTCGGTTTTTCCTAAAATGTAGCCTTTATCAAATTCTGTCATTTCAGGAATTACTTCTTTTAATTTTTCAACAACCTGTTTTTCTTTTTCGCTCATGAAATCACCTCTTTTCGTTTCTGTTTGTTGATTGTAAAACAATTATATGTCACTTTAAAACATTTGTCAATATATTTTTGTTGATTTTTTCAACAAATTATGTTATTCTATTTTTCGAAAGGTGGTGATTGCGTGAACAAACGTATTAAATTAATTAGAACTACCCTCGGCATGACACAACAAGAATTTGCAGACAAAATCAAAGTAAAACGTAATACAGTTGCTACGTACGAAATGGGGAGGAGTATTCCAAGCGACTCCGCAATAGCATTGATTTGTAAAGTTTTTGATGTCAACGAGGACTGGTTGCGGACTGGCTATGGCGAAATGTTTAAGGAAGTTTCTAAAAGCGACCAGATTGCCGATATGCTTTCCGATGTACTCAAATCAGATGAAAACAATTTCAAGCGCAGATTAATTTCTGCATTAGCTCAACTCGATGATACTGGTTGGGATTCTCTTGAGCATTTAATCGATTCGATTGCATACAAGAAGAGCCAAGGGTAAAACATCAACCCTTGACTCTTCTTTTTATTCTATCAAATTTTTAATTATCCTATGTATAAATCTCAACCACTCCTCATTTTCAATCTCTTTCACCATTCTAATTATTTCCTCTTGATACTCCTCATTTATCCTTTTGCTTTGTTCCAAAGTATAACTTCTCTCCCTTCTTATTCGTAAAATTCAAATAGTTCCAAAATCTCACACTCAAGGGCTTTTGATAGCCGATATGCCACTTCAAGCGATGGCTGTTCCTGTCCCCTCTCTAACTGACTGATATGAGAATCCGACACTCCGGACAGTTTTTCAAGTTTTGCCAGTGTATATCCCCTCCCCTTTCGCTTGTTTTTAATGTGATTCTCGCCGTGCATCATATATAA